ATTGATCGATACCATAAAGGCTTCCATGTAGGCTTTCGCCTTTTCGTCATGTTCCTCTTGGATGGTTTTTCGTTTCTTGGTATTCGACTGCCCGAACAGTTCATACGGACTATCACGATATGGAACAGGTTTCGTTCCTTTTTTCGCAAGAGAATGAAAAACCGGAGACGCATCAATAAGAGCCTCATAAACATACGCACCTTGAAGCCACGCCTCTTGATTTTGCAAATCTTGCTTAATTCGTGCCGCCTTTCGGTAATATTTCACCAAGTCACAGTCCTGCTCCCAAAATTGTTCATAGGACATACCAATGGCGAGGTAATACGGAAAAACTTCATAGAATTTTCCTGTGTAAGCAAAAAGGGCGGCTGGGCGTTGATCGCCGCCGCCCCCCTCGTTATCGGAAAGGCGGTCGCTTACCAACCGGCTTTCCAGCTCAGGTTTCCCTCGTTATCCTCCTGCTGCTCCGGGTCATCCAGAAGACTCAGCAGAGGCTCATTATACATCTCCACCAGAGCGGAAATCAGCTCGTCCTTATGAGTCAGGCGAGCATAAATGTTGTCGATCACATCACGCTTCACAAAGCGGTGGTGAGCGAGAAACGCACCGGCAAACAGTGCCGGGAGCATAGTCATCGGTTTGCGCCCCACTTCTTCGGCAACAAAGCCGCTTTTCTCCATCGTCTCGACGGACTTGCGGGTGTATTCCAGCGTATAGGTGACGCCGGTAGTAGGGTCATTGATGGTCAACTGCTTTGCCATGATAAATCCTCCTTATCAATACGGCGATTGTTGGTGTCTCAGGTTGCGGAGAAAGTGATGGGAGTGGAAGGGGCGATGGTGATGTTCATGTCCACCACTTCGTTCACGCCGCCGCCAACGGGGTACACGGACAGCTCACCGTCAAAGGAAAACTTGCCGTTAGAGCCATCGGGAGTGACCACACCGGCGGTCTCCGTGCCGCCAAACCAGACCGCATAGCTGGTCTTCTTGCCTTCCAAAGCCTTGAGGGTCTGGAAATCAGCCAGCGTGTAGTTGGCGGTAAAGGACAGACCATCGAGGGACTGGATACCGGCGATGTAGGTCTGCATATTGTCGCTCAGAGTGGTAGTTTCCAGCATTTCGGGTTCGCCGCCGAGGTCGGGAAACTCCTTGATGTCGATCAGCTTGCTCCAAGTATCGCCGGTATCACCTTTCTTCATCAGAAAGGTTTTATAGGTCGAAATAGCCATTTTCATTTACCTCCTGTAAAGAGTAGTTCCATCTGTTTCGGCTTTGTACCGAGCCACCAGACGGTAGATTGTTGCGTTCTCCAAATTGGGAACGGGGGACAGAGAAATACGCCTGAAATTCTTGGCGTACATGAGATCGTCCACAAACCTCATGATTTTTCGGCAAACGGATTTCTTACTGCCTGCCTTATCGGAGTAGACATTCACCTCGTACATCAGCGTAGCGAACCGCTCCGTATCTCCGCTGTCCATGTGATCTTCCGTGGTGTAGTTATCCTGCTCCACCAAGCTCACATAGGGGAAACGGGTAGGAGCATTGACATACTCGCCGCTGACCAAGATACCGGGGAACTGCGCTCTCAGGGCTTCCACAATCGGAGTGTAGATTTGACTCTCCACATCAATCATGAAAATACCTCCTTCGCAATTTCCGTGAGCCGGTCTTGCAGCTCCTTTACCGTTTCGTACATCGGCATATTGGCGGGGTTGCCGTGGGTGATGACCACGAACCCACCGTTCTTCTTTTCTTTCAGTACACCGTTCGTGCCGGGGTCGCCGTAATAACCCCAAGAGTGTTGCTTGCCGTGACCCTGACCGTATTCACCACGCTTCATGCCGAGTTCTTCCGCTTCCGGGTGATCGTCCGGGTAGGTCACGCCTGTACCGAACTCGATAAACAAGGTAGCCCCGCCTGTCGCCACCACCGCTCGAACATTGTTCCCACGGGGTTCCACCGTCACAGAAACATCATTCGTGCCGTCATAAACGGCCTGCGAGAACTTGGCGGAAGCAACCTCCATACCCTCTTGTGCTACCCGGTCGAGGAATACCGTAGTACGCTCTTGTAGCCAATTTCTCCAGCCCTCGACCTCCCGCAACAGGCGGTCGATCTCTCTGCCAGAGAGCGTGATCGAAACCTTTTTCACGATACCGTCACCTTACTGACCGCATAGGAAATGGAATTGAGGGACTTGGCGACTCGCCTGACCATGTAATCGTAGAGCGGCTTCCCGTCCTCGTCATACTGAGGCTTCTTGTCGATGAACAGCACGGTATTCTCGTCAATGGGGCAGCTCAGGTCATCGGTAACGATCACCTTGTCGTACCCTGCGAAATTACCGAACTGCTCCACCTGAGCGGAGCCGGTCGCCGCTGAGATATTCGCGCTCATCGCCACAGCAGGCTTGTAGAACACGATTTCCTCACCAGTCTCGTTACCATACTCATCCTTGGCAGAAACCTTACGGTCATACAGCAGATACCAGAAGGGCGATTTGTTGCGGTTCAGCGTCTTCATGCTCAACCTCCCATTACGGAAGCAAAGGGAACGATGTCCCTCAGCAGCGTAGGCGGCACATCTCCGTCTTCGTAAGAACGGGAGATGCCATTCTCGCTGTGAGCGGTTTGGCCTTCGGCACCCCGTTTGTTCAGCAGATACACAGCAATCTCCACCTGTACAAAACCGTACTGGTAGGGGACAAGCCGCGCATCCGGGTCATACGGATATGCCTTGCGGCATACCTTGTCACCAGCAATCGAGAGATAGGTGGAAAGAATGCCCTCGTCTGTCTCGCCAGTCATGGCTTTCACCATTTTCAACTTTTCAGCGTCCGTCACACTTTCCACCTCCCGTCACACTACCGGTTCCTCAGTTTTCTTACGAGACTTCTTGATAACCGGAATAGGATTGCTCTCAGACAGATTGAACTTGGTGATGATTTCCTCACGAGTGAGGGCTACGGAGTTGTCGAGAGTATCAACAACCACCGTACCCATCACAACAGAGGTACTTTCCAGTTCACGCTGAGTAACCACCTTGTCCTTTGCGGTAAAGCCTACATTACGGAAGTGATCTCCCTCCCGTACATACACTTTCCCGTCAGAAACATAGAACATGGTGAACCTCCTTAGCCGTTGGTAATGATCTTCGCCAGCGCAATCGTCTTGGGGTCAGCCACGATAGACCAGTTGGTGGAAGCCGCAAGCTGAGCGTCCGTGGGAGAAGCGGTATAGCCGCTGGTGGGCTTGGTAAAGCTGAAACCGTTGGGGTGCATGGTTTCGCGGATACGAGTCACCAGAGCGTCATAGCCGCCGCCCGTAAGAGCGTCACGAGTCAGTTCGGAAGGAACCTTCACAGGGGCAGGGGCGTACTGAATAGCGCCAAGACCAAGAACATAGGTGGTATAGGTCGCCGCTTTAGCACCCTCACCGCTGGTAGCGGCAGTAGTGGGACAGCCATCGTCCACGATAACGGTCATGCCGTTCAGTGCGCCGATACGCAGGGGGCGTTCCACGCCATTTGCGTCCGTGTACTTGAGGAACTCCAGCAGTTTCAGGCCAGCCATGTTAGTGGCGACCTTGCTGTGCATAAACACAAGCTGGAAAGCGTCCTGATTGTCGCCCACGGCCTTCTGGATAGCGTCACCGATAGTGGTTGCACCCATCTTGTTTGCGTCACCAACGGTGGTAGAAGTGGAAGACAGGTCGGTGATGTGGTTCGCCCAACCGGCAAACTCACCGCTGCCAGTCACGCCAAAGACCGCATTGAGGATTTTCAGCATGATGGACTGGCGCTGCTTCTGCCAATACTTAGACACCTGAGCCACGATCTGCTGCATGGGGTCTGCACCGCTGTTGTAGTCAACGATGAAGTCCTTCTCCTTCCAGCCATGCGCACGACCGAACACGATGCCGTTCTGAGCGCCGCCAGCGGGGTCGGTCAGGGTGATATCGGTTGCGCCATCGTAGTTCTCAGGAGTACCGCCGATGATCTTGTAAAAGGGCAGGGTGTAGAAGTCAGAGCCGTTGGCGATCAGCCGCGCCAGTTCTGCATTCGGGGCAACAGCGCCACTCTCAAACATAGCGGTCAGGGTGGGGTCTTTTGCGTTTGCCCAGTTGTAGTTAAACAGCTCAGGGTCAAACGGGAAGCCGAGATAAGAAGCCATAGTGTTATACCTCCATAATTACTTCAAAATTGTCTGCCAGTCAGGATGTTCCTTGACGAACTCCAACTGGGCTTTGGTGTCGAGTTTCAGAAAATCAGCCTTGGTCATCTCGCCGCCCTTACCACCGGCAGGGGGCTTAGGGGTGTCTTTCAGAACCTTGGCTTTTACATCTTTCTCATACTGTTCCAGAAACTTTTTCTGTGCGGCAAAGACCTTATCCATTTCACCATTTGCCATAGCGATAGCGGCTTCGGTTGCCAGCGGCTCAGGATAACCCTGTGCGGCGAAACTCGCCTTGTAACTGGAAACGGTCTTCTCCTTTTCCAACCCCGCCAGTTTGTTCTTCATTTCCTCGAACATCTGCTCGTTTTCCAGCTTCTTGCGTTCTTCCTCAGAGAGCAGCTCATTGTGCTTCTTCTTCCAAGACGCAAGCTCGGAAGCAGTCTTGTCAAAGACATCTTTCTTCACATAGCCGGTATAATCAGGGTCGGGAAACTCGTAGTTTGCGAGGGCTTCCGCTTTCTGCTCTGCGGTCATATTTGCAAAGCCCTCAATGGTGGAAACATCAATCTTTGCCATACAATCGTTCCTTTCTGCGCTTTTAGAGTGCATCTCCGCACTATGCCTTTGTGTTTACGGTTCTCTCCGTTTTGTGATTTAAGGCTTCTCTGCCTATTCAACGCCTTACGGCGATTAAACCAAAAGAAAAAGGGCTACCAATACCTTTTCGGTATCAGTAGCCCGTAATGGCTGTCCCTATCGCCTATGCGATAGGCTGTTCATATTTCTTTTTGCTGCTGACCGCCCACACAACCACTTTCTCGTTCCGCTGTGCAATCTCAACGGTCTTTCCCATAGTCAAGATTTCTTCAATCTTTTTGACCGCCACTGGGGTCAGGCGGATTTCCTTCTCCATCAGGATTAACCTCCTTCTGCTTGGTTGTGAGTTCAGCGGCCTTTTTCTCCTGTTCCTCAGCATAATCCATACTCATACGGTACGCGAGCTGCGGGTCGCTGAACATACCCGAATGTGTAAAGGCCAGAACAGGGGCAATCTTCGGATTGGCAAGCATAGTAGTCAATACTGTTGCTTTCTGAGCGATATTCTCATAATTGCGGCGAGTAAAGCGAACCTCTACGTTCGACAGCTTCAATTCCAGATCACTCAGATCGGAACAGATGTGCAGAACCAGCTTCAAGAACTCTTTTTCAGAGAGCTTGAACATCAACTCGGAGTCTTTTGCTCTGGCTTCCGCCGCCGACCAACCGTCACGCATGATAACCGCAGAACCCGTGTCGCTGGTGGAAGTACCACCATTGCGGTTCGGCATACCGCAGATCGTCAGCACCGTGTTATAGAGGTGATCGACCAGCGTTTGCGTTTGTGTCTGGTTCAATTCAGAGGTTATATATTTGATTTCAGCTTTGAACTGAGGATCAACATCTCTGAATTTAATTGCGCCATCTTTGCGCAACTTAGCGTAATCATCGGTATCGAGATTAACATTATGAAACAGCATGAGTGCTTGCACAAACTGTTCTATACCGTCAAGCCGGTTGCTGTCTACAGTATTGATCGCATCCAGCAGAGGGAGGACGATTTCAAATGCCCCCAAACGAGCGTTGTTTGCAGGGTATTCAATAATAGGAATACCAAGCGACTGTGCTTCTTCCCGAACAATCATGCTTTGATTTTCAATCTCAAAATAGCGGTCTTTCGTATAAATGCTGTAAATCACCGCACCGTCCGACCGCTGAATGTATTTCACACCCATTACGGGCGGTTCACCGATGGAATTGGCATACACCACGAAAGCAAACCGAGGGTCGAGAGTGTAAATCTCGAAGGGAGCTTCATCGCTTTCCTTCTCAAACACGCTGTCGGGAAGCACCATGCGGTATGCTGTGCCGCAGATGTGGAACCAATCCGCCAGTTCCTTATCCTTTGCGGCCTTATCTTCGGAAAGACAGTAGCCGTTCAGAATGGTAATCTTGTCGGCAACTGACTTGTTGTCACTTCGGCTGACATACTGAATGGGTTCACCCATCAGATAACCAACTTTGAAGGACACGATCTCATTGGCACGGTTCTCGACCACCGTATTTTTAATTTCCGGGCGAACTTCCTTCTGGCGGTTCAGCACCGGCTGTCTACCCTTGTAGTAAGCGTAGAGGTACTCCATATCCGCCTTGTTCGACCAATGCGTGATAAGTGCCTTTCTCAACACTTCCAGAACATTGTCCCGTGTGATCTCTGTCACATCAGTAAAGATTTTCTTACGACCGAAATGACCCAAGGCAGAATACCTCCCCTCTACCCATTTTCTCTCTTATCATTGTATCAAACTCTCCAATGCTTGTCAATATCAAACTTTTAATTATACCATTCGCTACAACGAAAGTAAAGGACTCAAATAGGCCGTTTGAAAACCTCCACCTTGCCCCCGGACAGCATACGGATTTCGTTCTCCAACAGGGAGAGGGAATCGGGGGCGTCATCGTGCGGAACCTTACCGGAGCGGGTGTATGTGGTCACTTCCTTCATGAAGTTCCAATACTGACTGCCCCGCTTGTAGGTAGAAGGGTGCTTGAAGTAGAAATTCTTCTTGATGTTGTCGGAAGCGAACTCGATACGAGTCTGCTTATTAGAGATCGTGCGCTTCGTGCGGATACCCACGGAGTACCCACGCTCACGAATGATCTGGTCAACATCTCTGGCATAATACTGCCCGGCATTATTGGACTCAAAAACAGCAGAAGCAACTCTATTTTCAATCAGGCACTTGGCGCATTCCGGCTTCGTCACCTCAGCGGGGGAGTCATCAAAGACCACATCAACGATATACACATCGCTGCCGTAAATCTTCGCCACCGGCATGGAGGTCGAGTCTGAGCCGCTTTCCGCCGTATCGCCAACGGCGATGATGGTATCCGGGTCACGGTCTTTCGGTAGCTCGAAAAAATAGTTCAGCTCTTCCTTGTTGAACAACAGACCCTTCGCCTCAAAGGGTTGCTGCTGGAACTCGCTTTCAAACTGCTCTGCGCTCAGAAGCTCCCGCTGCTCCCGAAAATAGGCGGTGGTAAAGACCTTCTTGCCCTCCCGCTCGTATTCATAATTGCTCTCGTCCGTCACGAGATCGAGGGCGGGTATCTCAATCGCTCTCCAAGCCCAGCCCTCCCGCTGTGCGTGTTCCTGCACACGACCGATGGGGTCATACAGGGAATAGCGAGTGCCGGTAAAGACCATCGGCGTACCTTCAATGGCACGACCCATAATATCGCCAGAGATCACTTCCCACTTGTCATCAAGCCGCTGGCGGTTCTTCGCTTCCTCACGACCCTCTACACAGTCATCGAGGTAGAGGACATTGGTGGCTTCGGACAAGCCCACCTGTCGAGCGTCAATGGAACGACACATGATGGTGGGGAAACGGGACTTGTTTTTCAGGTTCACCGTCTTCGTGTCGGCGTTGGTCTGTACCAGCCGTGCGTCCGGGAACACATCGTAGAACAGATATTCATTTGGAACGGTCAGGTATTCCAGACAGCCGTTGTAGAAGCTCTTTACAAGGTCATCGCCTGTCCCTTCCATCAGGGTCGAGCGGTCAGGGAACTTCCCAGAGAGCATATTCACAAAATTGATGCCTGTTTGTGACTTACCCGCTCGCTTTGGCATGGAGATCGTCAAAAGACGCAGCTTCCCGTCCAGAACATCTTGAAACCCTTGCACCATCGGTCTGAGATAGTGCTTGCGGGGCGCATAAAACCGCTTTTCCGGCTTGCGGTCGAGTTCGATATAGGTCATGAAGGAGTCAAAATCATGGGGTGCTTCAAAGAGAAGACACCGCCGCCACTGTTCATAGAACTTCGCCCCGCCGCCACGGACTACCTGATCTGCGGAAAGCGCCAGCAGCTCCTTGTTCACCTTATGTGCCGCCGAGAAATCTTCGGTTTCCCACTCCCGGCACAGAGAAAAGAGGTCGCTGTACGCTCCGTTATCTCCCGGTCTGCGGTCGATCACGGCTCGGATAGAGCCGGAGAGTTTTTCATAATTCATGTGCATTTCCTTTCCAACAAAAAAACGAGCTACCGTGTATTTCTACACAGATAGCCCGTCATGGCTGTCACTTCTACCCTTGCAGAAGCCGATTATAAAATTTTGGGAATGATAAACGCCAACACCAAAAGGATGAATATCACTTCAATCACAAAACCAATAAACTTGAAAAAATATTTCATTGGGCTATCATCTCACAATCTGACCACGATCCTGCGCTAAGACATTCCCCAATAAAGGTAATCGTGTCTCCGACTTTTACGGTTTTGAGATTATCTTCTTGGTCTTTCTCGAACTCAGCATAGAAAACAACAATAGTGTTATCAACTTTAGTTTCAAGAGTTAGGGTTGCTCCACCAGTAAGATTAAATAGGCCGTCGTTCGTCATCCCATCGATCTTAGCCGTGATTTGATAACGATTATGCTTATACATATCATCTGCCACCAGCTCGTTATCTTTATAGGCTCTATAAATCTCATCGAAGGTGGCCGTACCCACTTCGTTCGTTAGAGGCTCGGGTGTAGGAGTAACTTCGATTTTGGAATCGCTATTCCCCGTTGAGCCATCGTCTTGCCCGAAGACGGCGATTATCGAACTAATTGCGATAATAATTACGACAATCCAAAGCCAACGCCTTTTCTTCTTTGACTTCATATTCACCCAGCCTTTCTCATCCTGTCATACCATGTGGAGCGACTGATACCAAGCTCCCGGCAACAGTCCGCCACGGTAATAAGACCGTCTTTTTGTTTTTGAGCGAGTTTTTCAAACTGCTCGTTGTCAATTTCTTTTAATTTGCGACCTTCTCGCCAATTGGGGTCATGTTCACGCTTCATAGCTTTACCCATGCTGGTTCTTTCAACAATCATGTCCCGCTCGTACTCGGCAAACGCAAGCATGACTGTGACCATGACTTTTCCCATTGGGGTATTGTCTGCAACGCCCATGTTGAGAATATTGACTTTAACACCCCGTTCCACCAAGTCACGAACCAGCATGGCTCCTTCGGGAGCGGTGCGGGCAAAGCGGTCGAGCTTGCACACCACCAATTCGTCACCGGGTTTCAGCTTAGAGAGAACTTCGTTAAACTTAGGCCTGTCGATCTTCGTACCAGTGTAAGTGTCCAGTAGGATATGCTCTCGGTCGATACCCTGAGCCAGCAACTTTTCAAGCTGATCTTCAAGTGACATACCATAGAGGCGTTGCCCTTTAGAACTTACTCGACCATATCCCCATCTCATAACTCTTTCTCCCCATCTAAGATATAACCGTCATCACCGTCAAGAGGTTCAATAACAATTTGAGCGTCCAGAGCTTCCAACCAATGAATGAGTGTGTCAACTTGCATGGTCATTCCGCCATTACGGGAAAGAGGACGAGCAACACTTCCCTGATTGGTGTAGCCGATTTTACTGGCTAATTCACCTTGGGTCAATCCTTGCTTCGTAGACAGCAGATAGACGATTTCTTTTACTGTCATGTCGTTCTCCTTTCCGTAATAGCTCACAAGCTATTGAGTTATATAACTTTCTCTTAGTACGCGCGTATATAGAGAGTTTATGCACTCTAATAGCTTACAAGCTATAATCTACCTTGCGAGCCTTAAAAGCGGTGTACCATTTCTCGTATTTCTTGGTTTCCTTGTTGAGAAGGGTGAAGTTGCCATTACAAATAACATCGAGTCTGCTTTTATACTCCCCAAGAGGGAGTTCAGTTCTCTGTTTCCACAATTCTCTAAGCTGTGCGTCCTGAGCAAGATATTCCAGAGCTTTCTTAGACTTTAAGTCAACGGCTGCTTCTCGAAGGAGGGTCGGGTTCTCGCTCTGACGCTTCACAAGAAGGTCAATAAGTTCCTGATCGGGAAGAACAGAATAGAAGCCGGTACGAGCAACGGACTCAGCCATGTCATAAAGTGCTTCCATAACCATATCAGCTTTCGGCTGTTTACTCCAACGGCAAATCTCCATAACGCCCTTGAAATTATAAACGGTAGTGTCATAGCTTTTTCCATCAGTGCAAATCAAATTGATTTGCACTGATTTATCCGAAAACCGCTGTTTGTGACGATTGTGGATATTCGCTATGGACTGCCGGGGGTCAGCGTAACCAAGAACCGAACCGATTTCATCACGGGTGAACCATGCTTCTTTCTTGCCGTAATACCCATTGACGAGGGTATCATTGATGGCGCGGGTTTCAATCAGCTTTAATGTGTCATTCAACTTCAAAACCTCCTTCCGGGAGACGGGTTTTTCTGGGAACCGCCACAATTTTGTAATCAAGCATTTTGAGCATTTCGTTGAACTTCTTAACGGTCATGTTGTTAGTCTTTTTGGGGTTGAGTCTGTCCCAAAGGGCAGCTTGTGTCAAATTGAGTTTAGCTGCCATTTCAGCGTTACTTACCCCTTGTGCTTGCATGAGATTGTTTACAATTTCTTTGGAAGTCATAATTATCACCTCTGAGAGAATGATAGCATTAAAGTTTTAACTTGTCAAGATATTTCTTGAATATTACCTTTTTATTTTTTGCGGGTATTTTTCGGCTCCCCCCGCCCTCGCTGCCGCTGACATATCCCCCGCCCCCGCCACCCATTCACGCCGCCCCGATCAGGCCGAAAAAGCGCAAAAAATAACCGCCCCTGAATAGCACCGGGGCGGCGTTCACTTATTCATTTTCAAAATTTCGGCTAAAATTTGTACCGGCAGGAAAAGCAGCAGAAGAATAATATACAATCTTATCCCGCCTCCACAATTTTCAAAACATGATACCGGCCTAATACGGCATAAATAGCCGACTTATTCGGCGCGTATAGCTCCATGATTCCATAGTAGCGGACTTTCACCCAATACACCCGGCAAAATTCACGCAAAGAAAACGCCCACCCGCCAATTTTAACAACGGGGTTTTTCAGTGTTTCCGCCGTTGCGGATTGCCTGTAATATTCCTTTATGGCGTTTTTATCGCCGTTTTCGTATGCTGCAATAGCGACAGCAACACGGGATTTTAACGCGCTTTCAAGCGGCGCGGGTTCCCAATTCACGAATTTCCAATATTTCATAATTAAACCCCCATTCTAATACATTCATCAAGCGGAACCCGATACCCACGCACCCGGAAAAATGCGCTGTCTTTCCCGTTTGCGGGGTAATAGATTTTACAACGGTGGAACGCTTTACCACCGCCCCACGCCCCGGAAACGCAGTAAATATAATCGTTAACGCCGTATTCAATGCCTTTAATTTCAAGCCCATTCAAGCCACTATAATAGGCGATACTTTCCCGGCTTTCGCAATATTCCCGCTTATTCATGATTGCAAACCCCCTTTATAAAATCCCTTGCAAGGCTTTTCAGGCTTTCCCGCTGTTGTTCATAGGAAAGACTATAATCATAACGGATTTTTTCGGCCTGTGTTTCGTACCGTTCCCGCAATTCATAGGACGGGCGAATATTTCCGAATGGGGCATACCCTGTTACAATGGCAACCCCGCTGCCCATATCGTAAATATCAGCCGCCCACCCTTCACGGCGTACCGTGTACGCAACGGGGTTTTCATAATTCAAAAGGTTTTGCAATCCGCAATAGGGAACACAAATAATTTTATTGTAATTTGCCCGGATTTCCTTCTGTGTTGTCTTAAATTTCATTTTGGTATACCTCTTTCAATAATTCATGCTATTAGCGTAACGGCGGGCATACATAGCTTTCAAACTTTCGGCGGGGGTCATATCTGCCGCCATACTGTAACGGGGCTTTTCCTCCACTGGAAGCGCATTCCACCATGTTTTCCCGCCGCCGTTCATATCATAGAATGAAAGAAAACTATTTACATGGCGCATTGTAGTAGCAGAATAACCGCCCCACATACGAACGAACCGCCCCGCCGCCGTGATACGGCAAACAAAAGTATTATAGGACTGTAAAACTTTTTCGCCGTTTTCCTTTTCAATGATTTTTGCCTTTCCGTAAAAACTTTTTGCCCTATCAGAACCACAAACCGGCAGATCAAAAATCTTTTTCACAATGTAAACCCCTTTCTTATTCCCGCACAAGCTGCTGTTTCAGCGTGATTTCCAATGTGCCGCCGTCCGATCCGATTTGAATATCATTTACCACGCAATCACCAAAAGCGTCATAAAGTAAGCCCCATACGGACACCGGGTATTTGTGCGACCCGTCCACGATAACAACCGAATTGCAAGTTTTTTCTAACAACTGTTTGACTGTCATTGTAAAAACCCCTTTCAATTTCAAGTTTTAACTTGATAATTGGAGTATATCAAGTTTTAACTTGAATGTCAATAGGATTTCTAAAAATAATTCAAGTTTTTTCTTGATGTTTTACACCGTCCGAAAACTCAAAAGAAAATGTACTATCTATATTGCTAACAACTGTTAGTAAACGTTTACCTTCTTTTTATAGTATTAATTTTCATATATATAAACTTGTTGAACATATACTATCACTTGTTAGCAATTAACGAACCGATCAGACCGGAACCCCGGCAACTCAGACCGGAACCCCGGCAACGCCCACGCCGCCCCGGTGGAACCCGCCGCCAATCAGCCGGGGGAAAGGGAAAGCCGCCGACCTCGTGGGGAGATCGGCAGCTCTGTCAAAGTCGCAGACCCTCGCCGGAAAGTCGCAAAGTCGTTCGGGCGAAAGTCGTGAAAGTCGTGGGAAAGTCGCAAAAGTCGCTCGGCATAGTCGTAAGCCATAGTCGCAAAAGTCGTGAAAGTCGCTCAGTCCTCCGAGTCATAGTCGCCGGACGCACCCACCACATCTTCGAGATACTTCTTTTCTAAGTCCTCAGCAGGAACCTGATCTCCGAGCTGCTGGTTGGGTGTCAACACGACCTCCTGCTTGTCTGCATAGCCGAAATGGTTCTTCATGAGGAAGATCGCCGTGACAGGGTTGACCTTCCCGTTCTGTGCGTAATCTTCCATTTGTGCGTTCAAAAATTGATACGCTTTTTTTATAAAGTCACGGCTTGCGGGAGGTAGATAAGCACTATCAATACCATTAGCCCATGCCCACAATGTTTTCCTGTGTACTCCAAAAGCCAATGCCAGTCCTGCAACGCTTGGCTTCATATCGTCCTCGGCGCAGATTTCAAGATACTGACCAATGCGTTCCTTAACCTGTGCAGGCTCCTTCATGTCGGGTGTCTCCCAATCCCACATTCTCAACGAGTGGGCAATATACTTTCGATTTTCACCCGGCTCCATATGAACACTCAGAGCGTCAGTTCTGTCAGGCCGCTTATTACCACCAGTACCTTTCGGCCTGCCACGACCACGCTTTTCTACAATTTCATCTGCCATAGTCGTTTTCTCCTTTCAAAGTCGCCAAGGTGATAAAGGTGAGTAATCGGGTGCATTTCCCTATAACTATTTCTATATACGCGCGTATAAGAGAGAGTTATAGGCATTTATGCCCGATTACTCACCTAACTCACCTAAAATACGAAAAACAATTTTTCAAAACACGCCAATTTGAAAAAAGTCTTTGCAAAAACACTCACCTTTATCACCTTTATCACCTAACGGCGGCGTCCGATGTATTCGTCAATACTGATCCGCAATGCATCCGCAAGCAGCTCGATTGTATCAATTCGCCCATTTCGCGCCGTGCCACGTTCCAGTGCGTAGATCGTAGTTGCGGGCACACCTGAAATCCGCGACAGTTGTGTTGCTGACAACTTAGCCCGATTACGTGCTTTGCGCATACTCTCGCCCTTTGTCATTACCATTTTGCGCTTCCTCCTTTCGGAACAGGATGAATATCTTTGCCTACACGTTTTCTTGTGTCGGCATCATCCAGCTTGCAATCTCCCATGATTTCATGTACGGCGTCATGCAGAACGGACAGTCTTCGCGCATCTTCTTCGACGGAAATAGACTTGATGTACTCAACAATCAGCTTCGCGTCATTAAGTGTCCAATGCGGGATTCGTCCATTGCCAAACAGTCGCCTCCCAATGGCATTAACCGTTGCCGGTTAAAGCCCAAGCTCGTAAGCGATTTCTGTGTTTGTATAAATAACTTCACCTTTTGCGTTAATCATTTTCTTTCCTTTCTCCGTAGCTGCAAAAGTCATTGGCATCCGGTGTTTCTCCGTGTCCCCATCGGCATTCTTCGTGCGGATAATTATCGTTATTGTCCTGCCAATACTTGCAGTCCTTGCACCGCACCACCGGCGCAACGTCAGCGGCGGGGAGCTTTTGTATAGCTTCCCTAGTTTCCCAAACACGTTCCCGTGTCTTGTACCCCGCCGTGCGGGTATAAACAGCCGTCACTGCGTCAATGGCCACCTGCCGTTCGATAAATTCAGCCATTGTCGGCACCATCCTTTTCGCAAGCTGGTTGATAGCAGTTGAACAATGCATCGTCAGTGTCACACGCGCAGCATGGTTTGCCGTCGCAAGCGCTTGGCGGGTAAAATACACAAGTATCGCAACCCATCACTCCACCTCCTGCATCCAGAACTCGCGGCGGCAATCATAGCAAGAAGTCTTGGGACACTCTGACCGAAGAGACGCTACGAGACTGCACGGCTTAATATCTATGGCGCCAACAAATAATTTCGCTTCCGGCCACTGCTCCAGAAACACGCTCTGCCGCGTCTTGCGCGGATGCTCCTTTGACCACTGTTCCACCTTCGCAACAGTTTTTTCAAGAAGCTCAATGGCGTTATCGCATCTGTCACCGTTGTACTCACACTTTGTGCAATCACTGGACGATTTACACATCCGCCTGAATTCGCTAAAAAATTCTGCCACATCCATATTTACACCCCCGCGTCCCACCGCGCCTGCTGCATAAACGACAACTGCTGGCGCAGGTCGTCGATCATCTTATCTTTACGCACGAGCATCTCTTCACAAATTGCGCAGTTCGCAATCAGTTCCAAAGAATTGGATTTAAATTTAAGGTGCTGGAAGTGTTCTTCACGCGCATATTTTAAGAGCATCTGTACTGCACATCGAGCAGCCGGTGAAAAATCAGTACAAGAGTACGGCCGATCCAAAAGCTCCTGTACGTTTTTGATTTCTTCTGCATCCGGCGTAAATTCAAACTCTTGTGTGTAGTTTCCCCATTTTTCGTTACCCATGATGCCTTTCCTTCCTTTCAAAGTTGTGGAGGGAGATCATCTTCTCACGGGTGAGTTTGTCAACCACTCGGCCGATCTCTGAGTAGCCGCAAACCGCCGCCAGTCGTTCAAGGTTGCCCTTGGTCTGTGCCGTGACTACGATGGAAATACGGCGGAGGTTCTTTTTCTCAGTCTTCATTACTTTCCTCCTTGTTGCCGTGAATGGTAGCAGAGATGAAAGACTGCAAGAGAACAAAGGCTTCCTCTTTGGTCGCACCAGCATCGAGTACAGCCCTGTAAAAATTCAGAGACATTTCAGCCAAAGCACCAACGGCGTTCAGCAACTCTCTCACTGCGTCATTATTCATCGTTGTTCACCTCCGTTAAAGCTCTTGCGAGATCGTCAATCATCTGGTGCATGATTCTATCCCCAACATCATCTTCGTTCTGACACCAGAAGGAGAATTTCAGGTGTAGCAGTTCATGTACCAGCGTCTTTTCAAAGTCGAACGGCACAATGCGGTCGCCGTAGCAGGCAGGGTTGATGATCTCAATACGAGCGGTCTTAATTGCTTCTGACCACTCGGTACAGCCTGCGGCATCACTCATCGTCATTTCTTCGGGGCGAAGGTGAGTCAACAGCTTTATCCGCCACTCCTGCAAGCAGAGTTTTCGTTTCCACTTTTCCAGCAGGGCGAGTTCTTCATTGGTTGCTATCATTGTCAACCCTCCTGTTCCATGCTTCGATTGCTAATAGATGATTTAAAAACCAATGTGTTCTCGGTTCGATTGGGCAGTCTCTATTTGAGCAGCATACCCGAAAGCAGTGACCGTTTCTCTGCATAACGCCCTTATCTCCGCAAAAGGGGCAGGGTTCCAATTCAGGCATATCAAGATGCTCCTTTCAGTCTGAGATTCTTGTAGACGGGGTAGCCCTGATACACGACCTTGCCACCGTGCCACTCAGGGTGAGTCTCCATATCGGCGTTGAACCGTTTGGCGGAACAGGCAAAGTACCCGTTGGACTTGCACCAAATCTTGTATGCGTCAAAAAGGGACTTTGAGCGGATATTGACTCCCTCGGCCTGCTCACAGCGTTCTTCGAGGAACTGTAGGCACAGATCGTTGTCACGCTCGTACTGGTTGACCACCTTCCGCATGGCGGGAGACATTTTCAGGCCGAACCGTTTGTACCGGAAGTACCCGGCGACCAGCCAAGCGAAAATGCCCTGCATAGCTTCCTGTGTCTGGAACTCATTTTTCAGGTTTTTGTCCTGCTCCGCTTCGCTAAAGTGACGGTTGAACTCAATGACCCGCACACGGTCGGAAGCGAACAGGGACTTGTCGCTGACGGTGGGAAGATCGTTGCAGGAGAGCCAAAGGGTGAACTGCGGCAGAAAGGTCGTGGCAGTTTCATAGAGGTTCCGAGCCTTGATTTCTTCGCCACCCGTGAGCTGCTTGATTGTTTCTTCGTCCAGCTTGCCATACTGGTTACTCTCTGCCATCGTGACAAACCGTTTGCCTTTCAAGGAAGCCAGCATGGGGTTCGCTGCTTCGGCATTCTTCGACCGTTCTGCCTTGCAGATGATTGACACGGGAGACACGGAAGCATAGTCACCGAGAAGGTGGTGAATTGCCGAGAGCATGGTGGACTTGCCGTTGCGAGTGGTCTTGCCGTGGAGAATGAACATACATTCCTCATTTGCCACACCCAGCATAGAGTACCCCAGCGCCTTTTGCAGATAGTCAGCCTTGTCTTCGTCATTACAAGTGACCTCAGCAATGAACTTCTCCCAGCGGCGGCACCGTGCGTCCTGCAAGGTGTAGTTGAAGTTGGTCTGCATGGTCAAAAAGTCGTGCCAGTCATGCTCCCGGAACTCCATATTTTCGAGGTCGAAAGTGCCGTTCTTGCAGTTGATAAGATAGGGATTTGCGTCAAACTCCGCCGAAGAGATGGGAAGTACACTGGCAGCGTCCTTCATCAGCCGGTCACGGAAGCGCCGATCACCCATCTTCACGATGAACTTCATGTACTCGGTGCGGCGTTCTTCATTGGCGATCTCACCGCAGTAGAGAGCCATCAGGCGGCAGAACTCTTTGATCTTCTCCGCTACCAGCAGAGAACCCGTGTCTTTGCGCCATGCGCCATCTTTGTAAGTAAACCAGCTTTTCGCTTCGGGGCAGTAGCGGGTATCATTCTTGTAGCACTCGGAGAACAGCTCCGCCATGCCGGATTCGTCCCACGAATACCCCGTTCCGCTGATCGGGTGGCTATGCTCGGGCTGTGCCTCCTTGATCTGAAACATCACTCTGGACTGAGCTTCGTCCATGATGTAGCGACCGTTGGAGAGCTGGAAAAGCTCCTGTTCTTCGGGAACGGTTGTGATTTCATCAGCCATATTCTCACTTCCTTCTCTTAATCGCTCTTACCAACGCTACAGCAAGACAAGCCTGCGAGTCTTCGTCCCACCATGCGCATTTCTCGCCAGAACATAGCAAGGTTTGATCTTCGCTCGGATTGAGCGGACAATATTTGTCAAGTGCGTTTTCCATGCTTACCTCCAATAATTAAAGCGGTCAAAGATATCAAGATTACGTATTTTCTTCCGCCGATCATTTTCGATTGCCTTACGGCACAAGTAGTCCGCGTGTTCTTTTTGATATCGTTCGCATTTGGCGTGACACCCCGGATGCCTGTCCGGGCATTTGTAACAGCATTTGATTCCAGTAGTCATCTTTTATACCTCGTCACTGAATTTACAATTAACTCTACCTCGGACTGCGGGAGAGGGGGCTTGCAGGCTTGGGAATTGGCGTACAGCAATTCTTTGTAAATCTCTGCTTTGGTGTATCCTTGGTTATGGAGCTGACCCGCCAGAGAAGTCAGGCTGAGGTTTCGACTTCCCGGTGTGATAGGCGGGTATTCGGGCTTCAAACGCAGCTTTCCGTTTTCAGGGCGGTGATAGATGGGAGAATAGATACGCTGAGGGGCGACCGTACCTGAACTACTTTCTTTCGGTGTGTCGGGGAAATACTTCTCGATCACATAATCAATCGCTGACTGGTTTTCAACGATTTCGGAAAAAATCAAAACCTCGCCAGTCATAATGAAGTACCGATTGCTCTTGTAAATTTCTACAGCGGCACGGTTGTTTTTGCCCTTGAAAGGCAGCTCACCACGAACGAGAATGTGAACCCCTCTCCCGCTTCTGGACTTTTCCGTGTAGGAGTGGCAACGACCGATAATGTCAGCCGCCAGCGGGTTTAGAAGCCCATCAGTAAAGCCGTCATCAATGTCGATACCGATTATCCCGTTGCCGTGAAATACATAGCCAAGACCGTCATAGTAGCCGTGCTGGACATTGTGTTCAGCGTCAATGTAATTTGACCATGTATCCGGGTTAGATGAAGAAGCCGCCTTTCTGACAGTGGCCTGCATGGGGACTTTCGACCCGTTCCACACATTGACCCACGCCTTTTCCGCTCGGAGTTCAGCGGGTATATTCAAATAGCTCATGGGCTTACCTCAGCTTTCATATGGACTCGGCAACGACCAGTCCCATCTATCGCCACCACGGTAGGCGTTGCGGAAGTGATTCCTCTCGCCATCACCGGAAAACCACAAGTAATCAGCGGGGAGCACTCTTCCAACTTCGGCCTGTCCATCTTTTTCCGCATACCAGCGGGACAACACGTCTATACAGAGAGTAATCAAATCGTCATCGATCGGATTTTTCGCGTTGTACCCTACGAATTGTTCAGGTATAGTCACGACCGTTATAATATCGCCGTAGCCATGATCGACACGGTTGAGCGCACACCACACACAAGCAGCTTTCTCAGCGTCAGAGTTGACCCCTCTGGCTTCTCCCCATAGCATTTTCGCCAGTACAATCACTTCCTCGTCTGTCCACGGCTGAGGTGTCACCTCCGGCTCTGGCTCCGGGGTGACTACCTCTACCGCCTCGACAACGGGAGAAGGTTCTTCAACCTCAACCGTGGGCATTTTCCAACAGAGAACGGTGATAATGATGACAAACCATAGGGAGATTGTAATGGTTAGCTCTCGCAAGGAGTCTTAGCCTTGCTGGACTTGGGCTTTGTCGAGGTTCCAGCAAAATAGAACTTGTCATCTACGCAGATGGGGAAATCGGGAAAGAGCTTGTTGGCGGTCTGCGTTCCACGAGAGCAAATCTGCTCTGCCGCCGCCAGCGACATTTCATCTTTCACGAAGTCTTTTCCAGCAGCCATGATATACGGCACTTTGCCGTTAATGTTTTTCAGCTTCATTAGGTTCTCTCCTTTCACGGTTCCATGCTTCAACATCAACGCCGATACGCTTCAACATTTCTTTGCAGAGCCATGTGTAATCGTCCGGCATTTGATAATACTGGATAAGGCGGTCATGCTCGGCGGAGAAAGCGTCATGGAACTTCCGCAGGCGTTTCATGCCGAAACCAAGGTGGGCATGAAGGGTGTAAAGCACCATAGCGTCAATGTCATCGGCGTAGCGCCTGTCGGCTTCCACGATCTGACGATTGATTTCCATCTCCATCGCTTTCTTCTCGGCGGCAGTTAAGACCGCACCAAACACCTTGCCGCCAGCTTTCTTTACCCTCATGACTCAATATCCTCAAAGAAGACTGGATAGGTCTGTTTCAACAGGGTCAGGAGCATATTTGCAACGACCCGCATATCGGGGTGAGCCGCAGCAGCACACCGCAGTTTTAGGAAATGACGCCATTCTCTGATATCGGCGGTCATGACCACCTCGGTCTTCAAGCTGTTCGGAAGGACAGATCGAGCTTCCTGAGGGGTACAACCCTCGTCCAGCAGATCAAAGTAGGCAACCTCCGCTTGCTTACACGCTCGTTGCCAAATCCGGTATGTAGAATCTTCTTTATCAAACGTAGAGGGGCGAATGACGGTGATCTCGCTACCGAAGCCCTCCTTACCGTAGTTGCAGTACCGGGTGGACTCCTGACAAAACGCAGCCAGACGGTGACGGACAATCTCATGGCTTACGCCCCGGTCGCAGATGAAGCGGACAGTGAGAGAACCATGTTCAATGACAGCTTCGTGACCGCGCTTGATAATGCCACGGACAAACTTCTCTGCGCTTCCGTCCGTGATTTTGTCCTCGGACTTGTAGCAAGTACGCCCAGCAGCTTCGATGGTGGTCAGAAGGGTCTTATATTCGGGAGCGTTGATAAGCTCCACAGAAGGTTCAATGATTTTCATGCTTTACACCCCCGCAACATGGCTCGCCAGCATATCGGCTTGGTGCGTCCACAACACATTCGGGTAATTACGAACCGCACGGGTGTAGTCATTCCACTCGTCCTTATCGGTGAAAGCGCCCATGTGATAGCGGATACACATGATTTCTTCATCAGTCAGCGTGTAGAACTGAGAGAGAAGCATAACGGACTTATCGCCGTGACCTTTTAGAAGGGTGTCGGGGTTGTACTCATACCCGCATAAAGTTTTAACAAACTTCATGGGCTTCGGGTCATTTAACGGTGACAATTCCAATTCCTCTCTCATCTCATACTGAGGGATATACTGGTCAATCTTGCACAGGTCATGGAACATACCCACGATGTATGGAGAACGGGGGTTCTTCCATGTCAGGTGATTGTCCTCGGTGAGTTGGACAAGGAACTTAGTGACAGCTACCGAGTGTTCAATCAACCCGCCCTCACGGTTGCCGTGATACTTGGTGGAAGCAGGAACAGTAAAGAAGCCGTTGGTAATCAGGTAATCCACCATGTCATCGGAAACAATAGAGGTTCCGTCAGGCAGCTTCATGAAGTTCAGAAAATCGGTCACTTCGGACTTGGAGAAGCAGTCAGCCATGATAACCCTCCCCGAAATATTTCTCACATTCACCCACGGGACACTCGCAAGCGTTGAGAGGGTGGTCATCGTTCCACTCCCCAAGTTCTACTTCTTTCACCTCGACATGGTGTGAAAAAATGTCCAGAGCTTCAGTTGTGACTTCTTCGAGAGCGGTCTTTACATCTCTCTTGTTACATTCGCCAGCGGGGTCAACGAAATAGCCTGTGAATTTGAAAATCTTAGCCATTTTCGTACTCCTTTCTATGGATACTCTTTTCGCTGTCGAACCCGTCAGGGTAACGGGCCAGCAGCTTATCGACATTGTGCTGTGCCACATATTCGAGGGTCACGCCCAAGCCGGTCGCCAACTGTGCGACATACCAGAGGACATCACCCAGCTCGTCAACCATCTTCATCGGGTCGAAGTCATGACCCTGAAACTCGGTCTTTTTCAGGATGTCAATGCACTCTCCAGCTTCGCCGTTCAGACCGTAACAGCCGTTGCGAACCTTATCCCACGAGGTCAGGTTGCCGGAAGTGCGCTCGGCGGCTTTCTGATAATCATTCAACGTCATCGTCAGCGACCTCCTTCTCCAACTCTGCATACAACATCGTGTGAACGTAGACGGACTTAGACTGGCCAATAGGCCGTAGAACGGTTCTCTTTTTCAGAGTCCACCCGTCACGCAGAGCCGCATTTACTTCATTGTCAAAGAAGGAGGCATAGTCCAGACGATCCCGAATGGTTTTAATCTGCAACATCTTTCGCCACCTCCATTTCCAGCACAGTCATAATGGCGTAGTTGGCGAGATCAATCAGGGTGTCTCGGATAGACTCGTCATTGACCTTCTGCCCACTGCCACGGGAGAGAGTCTTAAAGCGGCTGAGTTTATCGCCCAAACGGATACGAGCCATCGCCATTCCTTCTTCAACAAAGGTCTGGTGGAAGCTGTCACCGTAGTCATGGTTCTTCTGCTCATAGAGCCTGTTGATCTCCTTGCAGATTTCAGCGTGGCGCTGAACCTTGGAGAGCGAACAAATATAGGCTTCTGCCATTGTAGCTTATCCTCACTTTCAACATAGTTTTCAACATACCATTGGCGAGGGAGAGCGTTTTATTTTAGCCCTCCCTCGCACCCGGTATCAGCCAAGGAGAGCTGCCAAATCCATCGGGGTCTTAGGAGCGGTCTGAGAAGCCGCAGGAGCGGTTTTAACAGCAGGGGTAGCAACCGTATTACCAGCGCCAGCCCAGCCCTCAGAGGGGCGTTTATCAGCCAAACGGACGAAGGTAATGCTCTGTCCGGGCTTCCTCTTGTTCTCCTGAACATCGTGTTCCACATCGCACTCGATGAAGTGACCAATCAGGTCGGTGTGGTCAATCTCGGTCAGGTCGAAATTGTTGAGGGCGGTCTTGGCGAAGTAGCTGAAAGCGTTGTATGCACCCTCGTTGGGGGAGCCATCAGATTTCAGCAGAGAGAAGCGCTCGATGTGCTTACTGCCGGTCTGCGTCTGCATGTAGACTTCCAGTTTGCCGAAGTCTTCCTTGTACTTCACATCGGTAATCTGAAAGACATGAGTACCTTCGGGAATGAGGGTGAAACCCTCGGTGAGTCCGATTTTAGCCATTGTTTTTGTCCTCCTTCATGGTGTAGAAATTAAGCTGTTCTGTGTACTCGCAAGGGAAGATGATACCAACCAACTGGTCTTCGTCATCGGGGTACTTGGCATACTGTTTGACCAGCAGGGCTTTCGGTACGCTCTTATCGCTTTCCAGATCGTAAGCGTACAAGATTTCGCAGAAATCAGACTTCTCGATCAGCGACCAATCATCATTGGTGATGGGAAGGGTCATGGTGCTGTCCTGCGTGGCGAAGATACGGACACAATCCTTGATTGCGCCGTCCGGCTCAGGCATGATTGCCTTAACCAGTTCGGCATACTCGGTGCAACCGACCTGAGAGATCAGACGACCAATGCCGTCAGGCATTTTCTCGTTGCTGTACCCGGTCACGCTTCGAATACCATCGGGAATGAGCATAAGTACGGACGGGGAAGCAAGCCAGCGTTCACTCATGTACTCGTAGATAGCGCCGCCATCAGGGGCGAGGGACTTCACGAATTTAGAAAACTTCATAATTAAACCTCCTCGCAATCATCAAATTCGATTTCAGAATCCGGAAAAACGCACCGTTCATCCTCGGAAGTGAGGACGCCAACGAGACAGTCACAGCTTCCCATTCCTGCGTAATTCGTGAGTCCGCCGAACTCGTCAGTTGCTTTTTCGATTGCTTCTTCTTCGTTCTTTGCTTCAACGACCATACTGCAAACCACTGTCGTATGACCATAAACACGGAATTTTTTCATTACGCACCTTCTTTCAGCGCTTTCGGGGAAATGCGGTAGCTGTCTTCGGTGATCGTGTACTTTGCCAGAACACCGTCCGCTTTCATAGCATCCTTGTCGATCTTCGTGGTGGAAGTGCGGCTGACCTCCCAATTATAGGCAGAGCCAGCGATAGACACCTTCTTGTCACCGTCACGGAACTGAGCGATTGCGGCTTTCTTAATCATGTCGGTCAAGACCTTGTACCGCTTCTCGTTCTCAGCCACCTCAGCGGCGTGAGCGTCCAGCTTGGCTTTCAGGTCTTCGGCTTCCTTGACCAGCGCCGCCATATCCGTTTCAGGGGACAGGTTGTTGGTGCGAAGGGCTTTCAGGATTTCAGCGTCCTTGCGCTCGTCAAAGGCGGGAGAAATACCGCTCTCCACATAGTCCTTCCACCATTTCAGGGCAGGCTTCACATACTTCTTCTCGAAATCAGGATACCGCTCAGATACCTTGAAGGGTCGAGTGATGGTGTTCTCACCACTACACACGAACTTCTCAGGGTTATCGTAATCCTTGGGTTCAAGGAAGGAAGCGACCATGATAACCTCGTCCACGCCGAGAAGGTAAGCGTACAACGCTGCCTGCAAAGCGTAATACTCAGGAATATCGTCCTTCCAGTCCTCGACACGCTTGGAGGTCTTCATTTCGAGGACGGTGGTGGGCTTACCATCTTTACCATAGAGCAAGTAGTCCCACATACCGCCGAGAACTGGGCTTTCCTTGAAGAAATCACCGTAGGTCTGACGGAAGTAGTCTTTACCCCAAATGTCGGTCGGCGTGACCAGATTGCTCATGAAGTAGGTCTGCTTCATGTACTCGGCCTGCTTAGGCTCGATGGTCTTACCGGCGATGGTGTAGATCGTATCCTCGAACGGCTTCTGATAGGTGCGAGTTACTTCACACCAAATCTCGAACGGCGTAGACCACGGGTTCAGACCAAGGATAGTGGCAAAGCGAGTACCAGTCAGCTTCTTCGGACGCTTTGGAGGGATAATCTGAATTTTGTTGCCGTCAAGCCATTCCATACTTTAGCCCTCCTTCGCCGTTTTCATTTCGTAGCCAGCCAGCATATCGTTCACGCCCTCAATCAGAGCGTCACACTTGTCGGCTTCGATCTTGGAAAAACCCTCGGTCTTCATAGCGATGGTCTGGACGAAGGACTCCTGCTCTGCGTCAATTTCCAGCAGCTTTTTCAGCAGACCTTTCAGCGTACCGACCTGTTCCTCGGTAGCCGCACCAGCAGGAGCGCCGGTCAGTTCCTTCTTGATCTCCTGACGCTGTTCCGTGGTCACAGGGGGCTTCTTGGTGACGGCAGGAGCGGGAGCGGGAGTCGTGTCAAACTCGCCGCTGTCGATACTGTCATGCTCCACAATGTCCAAAACGAGCTGCCACAGGTAGCGGCGAATGTAAGTGATGGAGCTGCCGGTCGCCTGCATTTCGTTTGTGACCTGATTGCCAGCGTTGGACACGATGGGGGCGATGGGGGTGTACGGTGCCACGAAGTCAATGAAGTCCTCACGGTCATTGACATTGTAGACACGAGCGGTCGCCTTGTCGCCATACATGGACGGAACCATCATCAAGCCGATTTCAAGGAAAATCTGCTCGGCCTTGGGAACAATGTCCGCCAGCTCGAAATACTTATATTCGAGCTTCATGTGTTTGCCGCTCTTGTCCACGCCAGCTTCAAGGAAGCGCACACGGGCAAGCTGCAACTTCTGGAACACATTCATGGTGGAATAATCCACCGCCGCAGTCTCAGCGGCTTTCTTGGTAGTAGCCATAGTTAATAATCCTCCTTTTAATTGAACCACTTGATTGTGGTATTTCCCGTGAAACCTTTTTCCCAAATGTACCAGCCGTAGGCAACAGCGGAACCGCCGCCCTCAATCATCTTTTGAAACTCGCCGTTTTTCGCACACAAAAGACGGGAGCTGGATACATAAATTACTTTGGGTGGAGATTTCATAAAGAGTTCTTTACGCTTTCGACCTTCCATGAAAGTGAGCTTCAAGAACATCGCCACATGATTTCCTTCTTTTACAAGAGAGAGCGCTTTTTCAACGAATTGTTGTGCATACTTGTAGGGCGGATTGGTGACAATATCTCCGGGAAATGGCTCGTTGCATTGGAGAAAATCAACACCACTTTCCCCGTAACCACGATCAATTAAGTCCGTAGATTTGACCAAGTATCCGCGCTTCTCAAAAACTTCGGATAAATGCCCACCTCCGCAAGCACACTCCCAAATATAAGGTGAAAAGCGGAATATATCGCACAGCAACTCCGCCGCTTTTGGCTCGGTGGCATAGAAATCATGAGTTTCACGCTCTTTTTCAGTGTGATTGGACGCACCAATAGTTTTGAATGTCGATGTTCCCGTACCTGTCCAATCTGTCATCAATTCACCTCCAACATTTCTAATAATTTCTTCTTAATGGAATTGACTTTACGGGTATTCCTTCGCCGTCTCTCTCCGAGAAAATCCATAATTCTCTTTTCGGTTGTAGCGATATACCACTCTCGGTCAATCTCATCAAGGGATAGATGGTTGTCATTGTCCACCAGACAATGATCGGGGATATTGCCAATTTTCTTGTAGCTCTCGCCTTTCAGAGCATAAAGCGTACCGAACCATTGGCGATCTTTGAACGGGTCTACGGCGTACACACGGTTGACTCTCTGGACTTGTACCTCACGATTGCCTATCTTCTGGACAACACCGTCATAAGAAGAACCGGCTTTTGCGATGATCTGAAAATCCATAATATCGGTACTATCCATGATTGTTTCTCGAACAGGAACGCCTTTCGTGAAATAGTCAATCAGGGCTTTCTTGACAATGACCATCGAATTGTTGATCTGCCATGCACCTTTCGAGGTTGCGCCGTAACTAACATACGAGCCAACTGACTTGACCTTGCCGTTGGTCTTTCGGAGAATGAGGTTATTGACATCTTTAATCCAAACCTCGTCAATCTCGTCCAGTTCCAATTCAAACCCCGTGGTTTGCTCCCACGCAGCACAGACGCTATCCACAATGGGAACCTCGTCAGCGTCAATCTCGTACATTAGACCGTCCGTGTTGAAGTTCAGTAGGACGATTGACGTACACGCTTGAAGCAACTGAACAAGCAGCATTGTCAGGAAAAGCTGTCCCGATATTCGCATGGAACGGGTTTTCAACGGGTCGTAGAGGTCGTTATAGCGGTTTTCCTGTGCCCCCGATACGGTGTTAAGCGGGAGCTTCAAGTCCTTCGCCAACTGGTCATTACCGTCATGCTTGGCCTGTATGCGCTCCTTACGAATGTTGTAGAACACATGAGGGTCAGGTACATTCCGGGAAAGATACTGGAACAATTCCAGCAGCGAGGGGTACAGCGAAGAAACATCTCGGTTTTGGATAACCCGCTTCGCCGTAGATTTGCCGTGATACCCTTTAACTGAGCCATGAACGCCGCCCCACGCATACCGGCAAGGGAAATCGCCAAACTTGTAGGTCAGAGCGGTTTTGAAAAGAACTTCGTCAGGGATTGACTTGTCGTGAATGGTGTCGAAGAAATCCAAAATCTCTTGCGGGATAAGGGACACATCTAACCGTGGAGGATAGGCATAATCTCGACCATCGTTCCACTCTCTACGCCTTGCGTTCAGCATAAGTGCGGTTAGCTTGGCATTGGTGCAAGACAGGGCTTTTTCGTCCGAGATACCCACTCTACGACCGAGATTGATCTTCGTCTGCAAATACGATTGTCTGAGGTCTACCAATTTCTCAGTAGCGTCAACATCGTGCTTACAGTAGAAAATCGTTTCGTCCAGTTCTTCATCGGTCAGAGGACGGTCAAGATCAAACGGCACAGAGCTTTCAACCACCGACATTCCTAAATGACCCTCACAGGCTTTCAGCGAAAGGCCCTCGTACATATCGTCACGAATATCAAACGAGGTCACGAATACGGGATTGTCCCGCATAAGAGGGTGTTGCCAGCCCTGTCCACCATCAATGAGGTAGTCACTTAGAGCTTTTACTTCCTGCGGCGTACAATCATCTGCAACAGCTTTTAGAATGAAATTGTCATACGCCTTGTTATTGAAACCACAGAGAAGCGGTTGTTCTCGAAGAAACTGCCAGATTGCGTCATTGTCGTTGTGAATGACTGTGTATTCACCTGTGTCTTTGTTCTTGAAGACAAAAAGCCAATCGTAGGCAAACACCTCGCAGTCGAAAATGAAAGGTTCAAGGTTCAGCGGTATCACCTCCAAAGAGATTATCCAGATACCTTTCGGCAAGGACTTCTTGAACACCCTCCATGATGTAAAGCATACAAGGGAAAGCCATGCCATTTCCCCACATCTTGTACTCAGCAGAGTCCTTATGAGGAACCAGCGCACACCAATCTTTCTCGAACCCTTGAAGGGAAGCACACTCGGTAGGGGTGAGCTTTCGAGCCAGATAAATGACTTCACCGTTCTCAGTCTGTGTGGGAACGAAAAGGGTCTGGTCGTTGTTGCATGAGAGTGTTGCGCTCTTATCTTCCTGTATCAAAGCACCCTTCCCACCGCCCTCACAGCCAGAACGGATTTTCAGGGTGTATGGGATTGCTGCAACAGGAGATTGAAGTCCGCTTGATGACGCTTTCAATGTAGGAGATACTGTCTTAGAGAAAGCCACGCTCCCCGCACTCTTACCGGCACCCCCGTTTGCAATTCCGACATCACCTTTGCATGGAACTAACACCAAATTCTCAGTCCCGCCTCCGTAATTACCACCAGTAGCTTTCAGAGTAACGGCTTGTTTCGAGGGTACATATTCGTTATAAGAAGCCTGACCAAACGCTTGTGCCTGAATAACACATAACCCGCCTTGATTTTTTGCAGGGCTTTGGTCTGCACAATCGAGCGTTTTTGCAATATCTACTCGTCTACTCCCGCTATGCGGATTTGCACTTTTCATGCTATTGCTGGCAAGAGAGTCAAAGCTAAAAACCGCTATCGGGACATTACCTCCCCCCGTTCCCATTCGTCCTGAGAGGGTTTGTACGATACCATCTCTGCGGAGGACAACTCGGCTGTCTTGAGGGTGGCTTTCAACTGCGAATACGCTATTGTATTCAGAAGGGCTTGTTTTAACAGTGGGTCTAATTGTTTCCCTCGTTGTTCTGACCTTCTTAAAATCCCTTCGCAAGCCCTCACGCTCAAATAGTATCTGTCCGGCACATTGACCTCCAAGATCGAGGACAACGAAGACACGCTTGCGTCTTTGGGGAACTCCCCAACCTTGCGCATCGAGTCCTCTCCAAGCGATAGAGGAATGATCTCCCAAGACGAATCCAGTGTGCGGCCATTTTTGCCGTCCTCGCTTGTCTTCCGCATATCGAGGAACGCTATCGTTTCCCTCGCAGATTTTCCAGAGAGTCTCGATGACTGTTCGGAAGTCTTCTCCCTGTGTCGAGCTAAAAGCTCCATAAACATTTTCCCAAATGACGATTTGAGGAAATCTCCCATTGGTAGCACACCTCATTTCCTGAATAACTCGGATTGCTTCAAAGAATAGAGAAGACTCTTGACCAGCAAGCCCCTTACCATTCCCGGCAATCGAGAGGTTTTGGCACGGAGAGCCGAAGGTGATAACATCGACCGGCTCGATTTCTGCGCCGTTCATCTTGGTAATATCGCCAAGGTGAACCATCTTGGGAAAACGGGACTGTGTGACGGCTTTCGGGAAAGGCTCAATCTCACTCGCCCATGCCGGGATAATACCGACAGCAGAAGCGGCAAGAGGACAAGTCCCGCTGCCATCAAACAGACTACCTAGCTTCACTTCGACACCTCCTGTTCGATGAATTTACAACCGCACTTGCGGTAAGTGGTGCACCGCTTCTTATAGCTTCGCACGAGGTACTGGATACCATCGTCCACATAATCGTAGGCAATCGGCTCACCCTTTCCCGCGAAGGTACGAGCGATACGACCAATGCTCTGAGTTATCACAGCGTAGTCTTTCTGCGGTGTGGTCAAATACAAGCGGTCGAGCCGTGGAATATCCAAGCCCTCTTTCGCCAGAGAGTAAGTAGCGAACAGATACCGCTTGCGTCCCTGCCGCATTTCCTCAATGGCCTGTTCTCGGAGAGCCTTGGCTTTCTTCGTGGTCATTTTTCCATCAATCATGACCGCCTGTTTTCTTAGGTCGGGCGGGAGATGGTTCATCAAATACTCCAAATGACCAAGCCTGTCTGATAGAATTAGGTTGAAATGCTGATCGTTCTGCATAAGATCGCCAACAATCTGACCGTTACGGCGAAAATCTTCGGTAAGATAATTCACTAGTTTTGCATAAATGATTGTGCCGTCCGTATCAAGAAATTCACGGTCTAAACCGATGTGAGTGGCACGGGGTAGAACGCTGACGGTCATGATCTTGTCTTTCACCGCTTCCTCCGGCACATGATAGGCAATCCCACCCAGCAGGGCGTAGGTGGCAGCAATCATACCGTCTGCCCTGTGAACCGTGGCGGACAGACCATACTTGTGCCGAGCTGCCAGAGCGTTCAGCACCTTTGAGAACTGTGTCATAGCGGTTGGGGTTCCAGCTACACGGTGACACTCGTCCACAATGATACAATCCCAAACATCACGGTACTGGCTCAGATCGAGATTGCACATGGTCTGCACCGTTGCGAAGGTGATTGCCTTACCGATTTGAACCCTACCTTCGGTGATCGTGCCAGTCAAAGAAGGACTCATATACTGCTCCGCTCGGCTTTTACTCTGTACGAGTAAATCCCGTGTATGGGTCAGCCAGAGTGTCCTTCGACCTGTATCTGCCGCAACAGCAATTCCGATCTGTGTCTTACCACACCCCGCAGGAGCTTGAAGGATACCGTAGTAGGCTGTTATCAGGGCTTCCTTGGCTTCCACTTGGTAGTCATAGAGCGGAATGGTGCAACCGAAGTCCACCTCGGTCGGCGTGGGAAGATTGACCTTCATGTGGCAATCGTCCATCGCCAGCACATCGTTCAAGCACCCGTAGGGAAGAACCAGTATGTCGCCGTCCCATTGGAACAGATACAACTTCTCAGGAGTATTGCCTGTCCAGAAACCCATACGTTTTTTCTTGATGTATTCGGGATTAGAAAGGATGAGCTGCTGCTTACACCATGCCATTAACTGCTCAGACGGGTTTTCAATTCGAAGCTGGTTGCCAACAGTTACTTGCATAGACTCACCCACGCATCAAGGGAAATACACATCATGCGAATATCCCTTTCGTTGAGTTGCTTAACACCTTTCGCAGCCAAATTATTGAGTGTATAGAGCGAAATGAAGTATACATCTCCGTCTTTCAGCCTCAGCGCAAACCAACCGGTGCCGTTACCTGTAGCTTCCCACAGCGTCATTGCGGATCGCTGATTTTCTTCGATTCGACTCAGGCGAAAAACATCATTCTCACACACCTTGCAATCGATCGGGTGGGTTTCTCGATTACGAGAGGCAAGCACATCAAACGGCTGGCCTTGTGCGTTTTGAGCGAGATTATGCGCCCAGAAACCCTTGTTGGACAAATATTCACACAACGATTTTTCAAAACCGTTGCCGACTTTACGGTTGACATTCATTTAAATCACTCCTTTACAAGTGAATATTTCCGATATATAATCGGATTGAGCATTTTCGCTTGCCGTTGATGGAACTGGTACTTCCGTCAGCGGCTTTTTCTTTGCTTCGACTCCGAAAGACCGTACAGCTTACCGAACAAGCCAAAGCACACAAGGCTAACCGCCATATGAATTGCGCCAACACCCAGCGTCATCATTTCTTTTTCGATAGAACCGACTACACCCAGAAGGTAAAAAAACGAGAGAAACGCGAGTGCTCCAAAAACCTTTTTCATGAAGTGACCTTCTTCCATATGTACTTCTTGCCGTATCGCTGTTCGTACCACTTTTCAAACTCGGCTCGGTGAGCTTCGTCCTTGAAATATTCTCGAACGCGCTGAGCGACCAGTAGGCTTAATGCGCTTGCCTGAGCCTGTTTTTCGGGGACGAAAACACTCATGATACGATTTTCGCCTCGTACTCGTTCAAAATATCGAGCGAGCGACGCAGGATTTCATCTGCTTTCGGGCCCATACGAGTGCCGGACAACGTTGCCGACATTTCAAACTTGTCCGTAAGCAGCCCCTCGTCCGACAGGCGATGAATAAGCCACGCATAGGTGAGCGTAAAGTGAGAAATCTTATCCCTAATCTGTTCCGCGTAGGAAGAACGATCTCTCATAGACAACGGACGGGAAATCTCTGCCATCGTGCGACCTCCTTTCATGTGGATTGCAACTTTCGTTGTAAATAATCCTTGCAATCGGAGGTCGCCTATGCTACAATCAGTTTTGCGAACGACAATAGCATTGGCGATACCCCGATTATGAAGGAGCCGATTTCCTTTTGCGAGAAGGAAGTTGACCCCTCGGATTACTGTTGCCTTTATTAACTTTCGTTGTTGTAAGTTGAGTATAATCCCGTGTACGGGATTTGTCAATAGGGCGATAGTGATTTTCTGAAAAAAAATTCCCGCTGGCGGGAACGGAGGAAAACACGATGACTTTCTATGAGCGGCTGACCGAACTTCGCAAAGAAAAGGGATTAACTCAGAAACAGATTGTTGATGAACTCAATCTCGGCAAAAATTCTTTTGGGGACTGGAAGAAAGGGACTATCCCTGTCCGTTCCACTCAGCAACTCCTTGCCAAATATTTCGGGGTGTCGGTTGACTACCTTATGGGAAAAACTAATAACCCCATTCCTAATACGGAAACGGTAGGCACCTACATTCCGTATGAGAAACGGGGTTTGCGTCCAGTCATCGGTTTAGCTTCAGCGGGGACAGGGGTGATTGCGGAAGAAATGATTGTTGGTTGGGAAGCAGTTGATGACGAATACGATAACGACAACTGCTTTTGGCTCGAAGTATCTGGTAACAGCATGGCACCGAAGATTGATAATGGCGATAGAGTGCTTATTCAGATGGACGCAGAAATTGAGAGCGGCTGTATTGCCGTGGTCGTGATAGACGGTACAGAAGGGTTTTTAAAACAGGTCGAGTTCGGTGAAAATTCCACCTCGCTTCACTCCTTCAACCCTTACTATCCTGATATGGAGTTCGTAGGTGCCGACCAGAAACGCTTGCACTTTATCGGTCGTGTCCGGGAAATGAAGCGGAGGTTCTGATATGCGTAAAAAGTTTAATATCGACCTCTCTATGCTAACCCCGGAAGAACAGCAGCAGTTTCGTGATGACCCTACCACCCTGACCAAAGGTGAAGTTAATGTCGCTTTGTACCTTCGGTTCAGTTCGGAACGGCAGAAGGAACAGTCTATTGAGGGTCAGCTTCGAGACTGTATTGCATATTGTAAGCGCAAGAGCTTCCGCATTGTCGCCATTTATGTTGACCGTGCTACTACTGCTCGGAAAGATGTAGAGAAGCGAGTCCATTTCCAAGAGATGATTTCCGACAGCGCTCATCATCTCTGGAACTTCGTGGTTGTGTGGAAGCTCGACCGCTTTGCTAGAAATAGAGAAGACAGCGCCGTATTCAAAATGCGGCTGCGGAAGAATGGAGTTCGGGTCAAGTCCGCAACCGAAACAATCTCTGATAACCCCGAAGGTATCATCTTGGAGTCTGTACTTGAAGGTATTGCCGAATACTATTCCGCAGACCTCAGCCAGAAGATTACCCGTGGTCTGAGAGAGTCAGCCATGAAGGGTCATTGCGTTGGTGGCCATGTCCCGTTGGGCTACAAAATCGAAGATCATAGACTTGTCATAAATCCAGAAACTGCCCATATCGTTCAAGAGGCATTTCAACTCTACGCCAATGGCGAGAGCATGGCTGAGATTTGCCGCATCTTCAACGGCAAGGGCTACCGTACCGCCAAAAACTCGGAGTTTAACCGAAGCAGTTTTAAATCCATGTTCAGGAATGTGCGGTATATCGGGACATACATCTATAAAGACATAAAGAAAGAAAACGCTATTCCGGCCATCATCGACAAAGGCCTCTTTGAAACGGTACAACGGCGGCTTTCTTTGGCTGCTGACGCGCCCGCAAGGGGTAAAGCTAAGGTAGATTACCTCCTGTCTGGAAAACTGTTCTGCGGGCATTGTGGAGCCACTATGAACGGGGAAAGCGGTACGAGCAAGACAGGGGCTATCCACAACTACTACACCTGCTATTCACGGAAACGGCGAAAGGGCTGTGATAAGAAGCCATTGAAGAAAGATTTCATTGAACGCATTGTCGCGCAGGACGCTATGGCGCTGCTTACCAACGATGTGATTGAGGAACTGGCCGACATGGCTATGTCGCAGGCAGATAGGGACTTGAAAGAGAACACCCGTATCCCGGAATTGTCTATTAGACTCACCGAGATCGAACAAGGTATCAACAACATCACTAAGGCTATTGAAAAAGGAATTGCGTCTGACACTCTCTTGAACCGCCTGACTGAGTTGGAGAAGGAAAAGAAAGACCTGACCTCTCAGCTTCGGGAAGAAGAAAAATATATCTGCCGAATTGATAGAGATCAGATAATATTTTGGCTAACGAAGTTCCAAGGCGGTGATATAGAAGACGAGGATTGCAGGCGGCGTATCATCGACCTTCTGGTAAATTCCGTGACGGTATGGGACGAACCTGACGGATATAAAATCACCACCGCATACAACCTCACTTCCTGCAAAACAAAGACTTTCCGGGTCAGCAACAACGCTGACTCTCCTTCCGGGGAAGGGTTCGGATTTGGGGAGCTATCGTCCACCAAGAAAAGGACTTGCTTTTCAGCAGGTCCTTTTTCCATGAAATTCATTTCTGCCCAACGCACAAAGTATCTTCGGCCGGAAATATTTGCGCCGCAAATGTGAAAAGCGCCGGATGCTTCGCACAGCGCGCCGAATGCGCTGTTTTTCTGCACGCCGGTGCATTTTTCACGCAGGACATACAAACACATTGCAATATTCTGCCCTATGCGGCAGCGCGAACGCCCCAAGAATTAAGACTAATTAAGATGTCGCCGTATGCTTTTCTTGCTATAATATTGGCCGCAGAACAAAAAATACCATCAGGAGAACAGAGCAAATGACAAGCGTAAGAAGATGGGCAATCGAAAATCGTACAAACGGCATGCCGGCCGCGCAGAAAGCGCCCGTCCGGTCCGTGCCGGTCGTATCCTTTTCTCCGGCAAGGACGGCAAAACAGCCTCATTGCCCGCAAAAGAGCGCCCCGGATGCTCTGTGCCAGATCATGCGGAACGTAAAACGAACAGCAGGCAGGCGTGTGCGCCTGCAGGAGGGCTGCTGA